AAAAGATGAAGATGATGATGCCCCAAGCAGCAACAATGAATAATTTTTCTTATATTGAAATACATAATGCCGGTTTCCAATGTGATCCAATAAGTGGCGGGTTTATAATAATGATAAGTGTTATCACAACATTATTTTTCTCATGTTGGTTTAAAATGAGATCTGGATATTGTCTTGATAATTAAACAAAATAAAGCAAAACGTACAAAATTAAAATTTTATTTTTTTTTATAAAAATAAATTTATATTAAAAATGTATAAACAAACATCCAAAGCCACGGCACCAGTAACTTCTAAAAGTCAATCGGTGAGGCCGGATATAGTGAGCGATGTCCAACAACTTGATAATATTCGTATTCATGCTCCGTCGTATTTAGGATTTATTGACCCAACACAAACTTATCTCAAATTAAGAGTAAAAATGAACGTGACTCGTGGCGAGGTCGTACCAGACCCCAAATTGGGAGCTCATGCTTTTTTTAGGAATGTTATTGTGAGAGACGGAAGTAATACAACAACCATTGAAAGTCTTGAAGATTATAATGCAAGGGTGGGTAGTATTCGCCCGTTTACTGGGCAGACGGATATTAAACATAAAAGGTCTTTATTCGAAGGTACGCAGCCGTCGGATAGCCGGGGTAATCGTAAATGTCTTTATTATGCTGCAGGACAGACTATTGGAAATGATGAAAATACACCACAGCGGTCACCTCGTGTAGCTCATGAGGTTGAAGTTTATATTAAACTAGAAAGTGGTCTCATGAAACAGCAGCAAATTATCCCAGTCTCAGCCATGCAAGGGTTAAGGTTTGATATCGATACAGAGGACACTCTCCGGGCCTGTGTTATTCAAAATGATACTCAAAGCGAAACAGCGAAAAGTGTAACATCTGTAAATATTCCTCAAAATTCATTTACTAGAAACGACGGCACACAAAGCGAATTTTCTTATGAGACTGATATCACGACAAACACCGGACAATTTAACAATCATTTTTCAATCGGTGATAAACTTTATTTATCTCTAGCTGATGATAGCGACGAGGTAGTGCTTGGATTTATAACTGGTATCTCCAAAACTGTAGCGGATAAATTAGTACTTCATTTTGTACCGCCTACTGATGGCACGTCACCAGTAGCAGTACAGGATTACCCAGCAGGAAGTAAAATTTACTATAAAATAGGAGACCGTCAAGTATCACAAACTTATTCGTCATGGGATGGTACAAATTTATCAACTTTAACCGTACCAGCTCCTAATTATACCTTGAGTAATATTGAACTTTTATGTATGACTGTACAACCACCCAGTTCTTACATTACAGCTATGATGAAAGCAAGTCAATCAGATAAAGGATTAAAAATGGATTTTATGGGTGTTGAGATGTATAGATTTAACCAAGTAAATTCTCAAGGTATTACTCAAGTGCAAATTCCAACTATGGCACAACGCGCAAAATCAATTATTGTCCAGCCTTTACTTGTATCTTCTTATAGAAGTCTAGCCGCTTCTTCTTTTCAAGGTCAAGCAGATGATGCTAAAAATTACCAATTTATTATTTCCACAGAATTGCAACCTTCCCGTCAAGTACCACTTTCTAGATACTCTCAGGTCATTGTAGGGTCTACTCAAAAAAGAAGTGAGCCTTTACATATGATGGAGGTTCAAAAAGCAATTTCCAATATCGGCGAGCCAGTTTTTAATCTTCAAAAAATGCACGACCATTTTATTCTCGCTCGTGGTCTTAATAGATACAACCAAGTAAGTGATTTATCAGATGATAGCGTCAGTCTTCGGGTAGAATATGGCTCAGGAGGTAGCCAGAAAAATTTTAATTCTTACGTTTACAAACTTTCTCAAATGGTTATTTCTAAAGGTATGGTTACAATGATGTAAATATTGAAAAAATAATTTTTTTTTTAAATATATTTATATTTAAAAAATGGAAGTTCAACGTATTGAAAAATTCGAGGTAAGATCTTCAAATGAACCAGCGGGGGGCGTGTATTCTTATAAAGGAGGGAATCCGATTTTAACCTTTACATTGGGGAGTGTTTCAAAATTTCTTAAACCCGGATCTCTAAGATTAAACGGAAAATTTAAAGTCAAACAAGCAGGTGGTCAAGATTTAAATAATCATTCTTTTGTTAACGGCGGCGGCACTCTCACAGACGTTCAAATTAATCCAAGGGTCGCCATCGATAGCGTTTTTCAAAATATTACTATCTCCTCGGCAAAATCAAATCAAACGCTTGAAAGCGTAAGACAATATGGTAGACTTTTGAGTACACTTATGCCTTCGACTATGGGAGCGTCTGATATGCTTCAAAATCAGGGTTTAGTAAGGCTAGCTACAGGACAACAAAGTTCTTCCGATGTCATGCTTAACAATCAAATGAGTTTTTCACTCCGTATTTTTACCGGACTTCTTCAAGGTGGCAAAGTTTTAAGTATGGGACAAAATGGTTTAAATGGTTTAAGTTTTACATTTGAATTAGCTAGTGACCAAATGGTTCTTTTTGGATCTAACGCTGCAGACGCGGGAGGTTGCAGTTATGAATTAAGTGATCTATCTCTAACTGGTGATTATATCGTTCCCGACCCTGTCACTATGGAGAAAATGATGGTTCCCTCTACAGGTCAAATGGCTTATAGAGCATGGAATAGTCTATACTCTGTAATAAATTCTTCAGACTCTACTCAAACCTTCAATTTAGCTTCTTCTCAAACCCTTTCCTTATTCGTTAATTATATTCCTGTTTCTCATACTAATAGCTACGGACACGATGCTTTTGAAACTCCCGCATTTCTAAAAAAAGACGGCGCGGGTAATTATACAGATGACGCCGTTTTAAAAACTGTTTCATATTCACGTGGCGGTTTAAAAATAGGGACAGATTACGATCTACAGGTTGAAGAATTAAGCGAGCAAAAACTTCCTGAGACAGGTGTGCAAATTAACGCATTAAATGCTGTTCGAAAATATGTTGATAATCGTCATTTATCAAATCAGCCTTTACTTTTCCCATACGGTGAAAATGATAAAAATATTTATGATGATAGTTTAAGCTCTATGGTTACAGTTGATGCTAAAAGAAATTTTTCAACGGGACTTCATTTCGATCTTATCGGAGAGCAAGGGGTCAATTTTAAAGATCAATCATTTTCTCAACGTATCCAGACAGATTTAGACGGTAACAGTCCAATAAGTTCTTATTTATTTTATCTTAATAATAATATTCTTCAATATTCACCTCAAGGTATTCAAATCATGAATTAAATTTACAATTTATAAAAATACGAAATTTACAATTTATAAAAATAATTTTTTTTTTAAATATATTTATATTTAAAAAATGGCTCTTCCATCTTCATTCAAGCCCTCAGTAATTCAAGATGTAGAAACAATGAAAATCAAATCAGAAGTATTAGACCCTATTAGTTTAACGGAAGACTTATGTGTATTTCAACTACCAAAAACGGGTGAATTAGATCAAGGTTCAATGATTCAGCTCGCGGTCCGTCTTTCAAATTTAGCAGACGAAGGAAAAGGTTTTTTCCCTATTGATACCGGTATTCATTCCATGGTTAAATCTGCATCTCTTAAAATTGGAAATAAAGTAATCGCCCAATCTCAAGATCATTCTCATTTTCAAACAATGATTCGGAAATTCAAAACTCCTGACGAAAGAGCTTTCAAAGATATGCCTTTAAAAGCAACATCAGGAGATAGGTTTGGAGTTAATAGTGATAACCGAATAGCTTATCGTGATATGACTTTAAGCGCTGGTAATTTAGAAGTACCCGAATTTATAAAACCGACAGCTTCCGATGACACGACTTTTGTGGGCGTCATTATGTTGAGTGAATTATTCCCCGCTTTTAAAGCTCAACAGATCCCTCTTTACGCTATCAAGGATAATGTATATATTGAAATCGTTTTTAATCGTCAAACTTCGGCGCAGGCAGATATTGGTAAAGTAGTGTGTGGTGAGTCTGGTGTCACTAGTCTTCCCATTGTTTTATCTCGTCCTAATATTAAATTTCTATATGACGGACTTTATTATTCTGATCAAAAAAGTTCGATGACTCTTGAAGCGTCAAGATCAGAGGGAGGTCTTACTTATCTTTATGAGGATATTCTTCAAACTATTGCCTCAACTCCTTCGGGAGTTATTAATCAATCCCAGACTATAGAAAGAGATATCGCTCTATCTGGAAAACGAGTAAGAAGTATTTTAATTAGTGAAAAAGATCAAGGATCCAGTACCGTTCTTCACGGACCTTATA